TCGGTATCTTTGAATCGGTCAATTCCATCTTTTTGTTCACCAGCAGTTAATGCATAGTCATCTACTCCACTAGTAAGTGAAACTGTAGTAATTACCTCAGACAATGCAGAGAACAATGTAGTGCCCTGTGTAGCTGCAGTATTACCATAACCAGTACTAACGCCTGGATGATCCATCCAATAAATGTATGAAGAACCATTATAAAGAGCATCTACATAATAGTTTAGAGCTCCTTGAGCTGACCTTGCATCTGAAATTTTAGATACTCCTGTCCATTTTTCTAAAATTGCTTTTGGAACACCAGAAATACCACCATCTTCATCTACTATAATGATATGCAGTTCATCTGCTGTTGCTACTCCTGTACGATCTTGCACAAATGTTGAAGTGCCAGGAGCCCCGTCAAATTGGTCATAAAATTCCCACCGTCTGCGAACATTTGTTGCAGCTGTGAGAGCAGACCTTAATCCACCAGCAGTATTTGCTGTACCATATCTTTCAATGGTAAGGTTATCACCAACGATAGCTGTTACCTTATATTCTGAACCATCTGCTTCTTGAAAGTAAACAATATCTCCAACATTGAATTTAGCACCACCATCACCAGAAGAACCACCACTACCAGCATCAATTCCAACTGTAGTAGCTCCAGCAGCCGGAGTCCCCAGTACTACTCCAATAGTATTAGCTGAACCAGCAAAATCTTGTTCAAATTCAGTTGCGTTTGGACACATAGCTACTTTTAAACTATTTCCCCAAGCACCGGCAGTTCTTGCTGCCCATTGTCCTACACTTGCAGACCCATCACTATAGGGGCCCGTAGTGCCATCCCCATCTTTCCAATGGGTTGAATTCTTAATCAAAATCGCTGAACCAGAAGTACAAGCATTTATAGCAGCACTTGCAGGGCGAACCACCCTCAATGCGTTACCATATCCTAGAAAAGCAGCACCAGCCATCCAATCTTCAAAATGATTACTGGCTGACTGTGGTTCACCAAAAATTTGAACCAACTCTTCTTCAGATGAAATTGCGGTAATAGTATCAGTAGGCCCCTTTTGTGCGGCCATTACTATACCAGCAATTGATGTTGCAACTGCCGGAACTACGTTTGTTAAGTCTTTTTCTGTTACCTGTACACCAGGCGAAACTTGAAACGCCATTCCAATCTCCTTCAATAGAAATGTTATTACATCTATTTATAGTTTTTAAGTTTTTGACTTTGCTTTTTTAACATTTTTGTGTTATAAATAATTTTATGACTCATTACCAAAAATACAAGAAAACAATTAAAGAAGGGGTTAGAAAGGCCAGAAGAAAACGTGATATATGGATTAACGAATATCTTTCCGAGAAGATATGTATATATTGTGGATACTCAGAAACGTGTGGATTGGTATTCTACCCTGACAATAAAGAAATCAGAAAGCTTTCAAGAACGAAAGGACTCAGAGAAAAACTTCGATTACCAATTCTGGAAAAGATACAATCGAATAAGGTTGTGTGTTTGAATTGTGATGGAGAATTAAAAAATGATATTCAGTTATTACCAATCCTGTAGATATTCTCTATTGGAAGATACAACTGGATTCCATGATGAACCATATTCATCAATATTTTCTCCAATTTTTTCTCCATGTTCATCTCTAACCCCATCCAAAACAAACCCAAATGGAGCCATATCTTGGTCTACTAACTCTTCTTTATCTTTCCAAAGTTGTTTACGAATATCTAAATTGACCAATTCTTTGAAATAAGTCTGGTCTGTCAACCAACTGAACAGTACTAAACACATCACCAGATCATCAGTATTTCCATCCTCACCTGCCCAAGATTGCCCCTTTCCCACAAAAGAAGATAATTCTGCAATTATATCAAAATCACATATTATAAGTTTATCATCTTCTATAAGAGTTTTTAAATTAGAACACCCCACCTTTTTAAGAGACTTAGTTGTTCGTACACCTAATTGTGCTTTCTTTCCAGAGAAACCACCTCCTGCAATCTGACCATTTCGACCATGCATTGTAGTCATAATCATATTATCATATTCCATATCAAATTGCATTGCATCTGCAATTTGAGCTCCAATGTCATTAATTTCTATAAGAACATATGCAAGATTATAAGCTTTAGCAACCCTATGAATAATTAGTGGAAAATTCATTGGTTTAATTTCATTATCTCTATATACTGCAACTTGTTTATAAGGAATTTCTGAAACATCTAATACCACAAATGCAGAATAATCATTAGATACTCCCCTTGATACATCAGCAACTAATACATATGCAGATTCAGAATTTGGATTTTCATATACTTTCAATCCTGCATTAGATGTATGTGGTGTACTATGAGATAAAGTTCCCAATTTTGCAGGATTTATTAAAGTATTGGATGATCCTAAAAAGGAACAATTAAATTCTGTTTGAAATTGTTCTTCACCAATATTTTTAATAGTTTCTTCTTTCCACTTTACATCTCGGCCAGGAACTTCACTCCAATGTACCTCAATAGGAACATAAGTGTTATTACCATTCTCTGCATCGTTCCATAATTTGTAAAACATATTCATGCCGTTTGGTGTACTTACCATCATCACTTTGGAATCTTTACCAGAAGAAATTGTAGGATATACAGAACTTAGGAATTGTGTGGCTATATTATTTGGCACATATGCAAATTCATCCAGAAAAATAATATTATACGAACCTCCACGAACAGCAGATGCTGAAGTAGAACTTGCTAACATTTTTGAACCATTTTCTAGTTCTAGACTTCCTTTGTTCCATGTCATTACACCTTGTTGTAACCATTTAGGAAGATGTTCGTATGCTAGTTGAAATCTACCAAGTAAATCTCTTGCAACAACAGCTTTATTTGCAAGTATTGCAACACTTACTGTAGGATTAAACAAACAGAAGTGTAACAAATATGCAATGATTATAGTGGATTTTCCAGATTGTCTAGGAAGTTTACAAATGGTGAATCTCTCCGTATGAAAAGTCCACATCATTTGTCGTTGAAAATCATAGAGTTTAAAGGGAATCAGTCCCTCATCAAGACTTATAATTTTAACATAAGTTTCTGTGAAGTAAACAGGATCTTCAGAACATTTTTGGTATTCCTGTATCTGTTTTTTAGAAAACTCAATGGATACGTTTGCCCGTTTGAGATTCGGGTTTTCACGATACAACTGTTGCATTATTTTTTATTTTTAATTATCTGTTGAAGTTCTTTGGTGGAACCAACAAATAAAGTGTTATTGTTAGTAACACGTTGTGGTTGTTCTATATCTCTGAGTTTCTTTTTGGTGGTTTGCAGATTGACTAGTTTTTCTGTATTCTCTGCATTAGTCTTTAGAAGTTGTCCAGCAACCTCATAAGCTCTGGGATGGTCTGTTTCTTTTGCTACTTGTAGGATACCACTTAATGCATCCTGGCCACGTTCTATTATATGATAAAGATTCTCTCGACTGTATTTAAAATCATCTTCATCTGTTTGAGGTCTAGGAATCACAGTAACGGTTTGGTGTGTGGAGGCAACCGTTTTTTTATCTGCAATCCCTAGAATTTCGTTGATTTTTTCCATTACTCATCCTGTCCTGTTTCTGGATTATAATTCTTTGCATCTTCAAAGAAAGAATGAGTTTCATTAAATCCAAAATTATCATCCATGTCGGCTCCTTCTGGATCTGGTGTAACAGTAAGGCGTTGTTCTCGTTTCGGTGCAGCCGCTGAAGAATCTGTATATTGATCCACTTGCACTTTTCTAATAACCTGTCCAGACATGACAGGCCCATACAAATACATTTTTGCAGTAAAAGACATTGTATAGATTATTGCTCGTCTTTCTGTCCATTCTCCTGCATAATTATCTTCATAAGCTACTCCTGTCAATATAATAGGAACATCTCTTTTACTACTCATTTGTACTATATCGTTGATAGTGATCGTATAGTCAGGTTGAAAATATGGTAGAATTTGTTCTACTATCTGCAATGCATCATCACTATTTTTAGA